GGGGGGGTTGTGTCTGAAAGGTTGTCCGTTACTATATGCCCCTCTAAACAATAAGGGATATGTTATGGGTATGCTTCTGGCTTTTGTTTCGAGCTTAGTTCTAAGCTTTTTTCTTTGTCGTAAATCCTATCGTAAACAACTTCTTTCCCAGCCAACTAAAAAGGTGAAAGCTGCGTTTGTCAGCGCGGTACTCGGTATTGCTGTCTTCATCGTGGTAAACGTTGGTGCTGCTGTAGCTCTGATTCCTGATTTGGATAAGACGACTACAGCTAGCACTGCCTTTGACGGTGCGACCGTAGAAACGTTTACCCGGCTATACAATGACAATGTTGACGGTATAGCTACCTCTAAAAAACGTGATTTGTCTGCTATCAAGATCAAGTCAGAAAAGCGTAACGTCAATACGGTAGATTTAGTTATCAATGCGAACTTTAACGGCAGAGTTGAGGTTGATAAGCAAGGGAAGATTGCTTCTGTGTTGTGGCGTTCCTCCAATGCGAAGCCTGATGCGCTTTTATCGATGGCTGTTGCTGTCGAGGTTTTAGACTCTACCGCTGAGCGTGAAGAGATCCTGAATTTTCTAAATAGTGCTGTTAAAGCGGGTGTCCCGAAGTCAGATTTTAAGACGAAAAGGGGAGAATATTATCTTTCTCGTAAAAATGATGGGCAGTTATCGTTACTTATAACCCCCCTTTACTAGCAGTAAGCGCCCCATCAGGGGCGCTTTTGTTTATGGCCTACATCCAGTTGCTAACTTGTCTACACAGGCTTTAATTAGGGCCTGAAGCGTTTCTGTCGAGAGTGAGGATTTAGTCAGGTTGAGCACGCTGTCATGATCGAATGGGTCAACTATCAAACCTGTAGCCGGCACGATGGTTATCTGTGGGTTAAGTCTTTCATCGAAACTTACAAGGGCCCTGGCATTTCTGAGCAGGTCCAGCAGTAAAGCAGATACCACTTGCTCGCGCACCATACCGTTGAGGTTAAACGGTATGTTCCCCTTCCCTGCTACCCTATCTAATTCCTTCAACACCTCTTGGCGATAGTCTGGTTGCGTTAAAAGGCGTTCGTGTTCTTTGGATGACCGGGCAGCGATAGAGGCTTGTTCAGTGAGTTTCTTCCGGGCCTCTTTATCGCGTTGCTGTTGCAGCTGCTTGGCCATCTCGTTAAAGGCGTTTATATAGGCAATTTTCACAGCCATAGCCTTTTTGCCAGTGAAGCCCATCACCAGAAGCATGAAGCCGTCTTTGGTCATCCGGTAAAATGGATCGCTGCGGTTGTTTGCCAACTTATTGATTTTGCTACTGAGCGCAAAATTGCGCTCAGTAAATTCTTGTGGGATATCAAGAGTATTGATCCGTCTAAGCACATCTTTGTGATTTTTTCCAAAAGCTTCAGCAACGGCTAATGATGTGGTAATTAGCTGGCCGTTCTGCGAGGTAATGAAGTGTTCTGGCATCGTATAAAGCGGTGAATGTGCTGCGGCCGGGAGGGTGTTCATTTGGCACCTCCCATCACCAGTTTGGTAACGAGGGACACCTTGGCATCAGAAACGGCTGTGTCGCTGCTGGCGATGCGCATTGCTTCGCGCTCGATGACTTCAGCCAGGTGAAACTTATCGGCGTAGGAGGCTTTCTTGAGAAGGATCTTAACGAGGTTGACGTAATAGTCGTGGGGTAAATTAGTCATTGTGATGTCTCCGTTAATGGGAGTATCACCACGTCCGAGGCTAATCGGATTGGTGGTGAGCCATGCAGGGTTAGCCTTACCGGGCACAATGACGAACCGGCGCGGATTACTCCGCCCCCGCACAGCCCACCATAATTTGGGTGTAGCCGTACTTTACGCATAAAAAAACCGCTAACGCGGTATGCGCCATTGTGCTAATCGGGAGGCTAATCCCGGCCGCAGATTTTGCTACGGCCCGGAAAGTTTCCACCTATGGCGCTTTTTTGTCAACGAAAGGAATCTACCACGGAGGAAATCACGCATTGTGGTTTTGGGAAGGGGAAAACAAAAAAACCGCCACATAGGGGCGGTTTCTTTGTGCTGATTGGATTCGCGGTCCTTTCAGCTTACATCTGTATAAAACTCGTATGCACAAGTAAGCTCGTTCATTTTTACCCAAAAGGTAATATTAGTCCAGTAATACGCGCCGTATTTTCCTCATACACATTGTTTACATAGGCGTTAACCCACGAATTGTACGCTGTTTTTTCCCCTTTTTTGGCGTGCCTATTACTTGCTGCTAAATCATCGTATTATGTGCCTGGACCTTCCCGCCGCTTCGCACCCGGGCACCGACTTTTGGGAAGGATAATCCAATGCCGTACTCGTAGGCACAAGTAAGCGTGCTTGCGCTCGCGTCTTATTCGTCGGTGGGTATGCCGTGAAACGGTCTTTTAAGACCAAACAATGAAGAAATACATATGTGTTTTGCTCGTTGTATCTGGAGCGCTAATGTCTCCACAGGGCGGGGGTTGGAAGATATCAGACAACTCCTTCAATGTGACGATTAACGTCTCTGGCAAGTAGCGAGGAGGCCCCCATTAGGGGGCCTTTTTTCTTAGTTAAGCACTGGCGCGCATTAGACTTTTTATTACTGCATCACGTACCCATTCCGGCCGCGTTGATAGTAGTGCCATCAATTTTCCAGCCGGTAGCCTACTGAGGTCTTTTAGACGTGTGCGGAATAACCTGGTATATTGCTTTTCTGACATAACAACTCCCCTTGTTGTGTCTCGACGGTCGGCAGTTCCAGCTGCTGGCCGTCACCCTTCTTACTTTTGGTTGTACTGAGCTTTCAGCAGTTCGAAAGATTTAGTCAGTACATCTTTCAGTGACATATCCATCGAGCTTGCGAACGTCTTATATTCACGCTTGAACTCTGGATCTACGTTAAAAGCCATTTGCGCCCCGCCTGATTTGGTTCGCGTTGGCGTGTCAGTTGGGTCAAAGACCTGTGGTTGTTCAATGGATGGTGGCACACCTTTTGTGTTCTTTTTCGGTGGTTTGGATGGTCCTGCCATTTCGTTACCTCTTATATAAATCTATAAATATATAATTATATATATCATGCGGCCGTCAATGTTTCCAGCTGATTGATGATGCCCTGTATCACATCATCAGCTTTCTTGCGTGGCGCTACATATGAGCATTCAATAAGGCTTAAGCCCTTATCCTGAGCTTTGCTGAGTGCTGGTTTATGAGGTATGTACTTATCCACGACAAAGTACGGAGTATTAGACAGGTATTCCTGAGCCTCCACATAGTCAGCCTCATTCTCAGCTGCGCCAGAAAACACCATGCAGATTTTTTTGATAGGAACGCCCTTCTTAACTATACCGTGTGCCGTATTCACGGTTGTTTCGAGATCGTCAGTTGAGAAGCGAGTTGGTAGGATCACCATATCAAGCATTTCGGCCAGTTTAGGTATGGAGTCTGAAGCGTAAGCGCCACCGTCGACAATAACGATATCGTACATTTCAGAATCAATAATTTTTTGGACCTGTAAAGGGGTTCCGCAAGGCTGGGCTGAGATGGCCGGTTCTATATTATTCGCCATTCTGCGTTGTACCCAGCGCGTTACCGTGCCGTTTAAGACGTCCATATCGATTAAACAAACTGACCAGCCAGCCTTTGCATAAGCTACAGCGAGTGCACGAGCTATGGTTGACTTGGTTACGCCGCCTTTACCGTTGAAGATACCTAAAGAGATTGTCATTTGTCGAAGCTCCACTTTGGACTTATATATTTATATAATTCTATATTTATAGAACGAGGTAAATCATAAACGAGAATGGAGAGGTTTGGAAGTGGATTTTATAGAATTATATAATTATATAAAGCGGGCTTGCGCCCGCGCTGTTACATGTCAGCAATGAAGGAAATCAATTGGTCGATATAGATGCGTTGTTTCTTAACTAGCGTCAGAGCTGCTTCTGAGAGAGAGCGATACTGATCACCTTCATTAATGACTTTTAGGCAAATGGCTTCAATGGCTCTGCCGTATGACAGTAAAGGCATTCTGAGTGTCATGAGGCGACTCTCATCGCATTTCATAACGGTTTCAATGCCGAAAATCTGCTGTTGTACGAGGTAGAGCACAGATTCCATCCAATCAATATCCAATTCTTTATCAATGAGTTGGCATAACATACAATCGATTGATATGTTATCCGCCTGAATTTCAATGCCTAAAGACACCAGGTCATTTTTTAAGGAATTGGCTGTGTGTAGTTCCATGCGAGGCCTCTTGAAAACTTTTACAGATCGTCAAAAACCACGAAACGTGGTTTTTAAGGTTGCAAAAAAGCACGGACTTCGCCGTGCTGCATATCATAACCAGTTAACAACGCTAACTACGCGGCCAATGACTCTATAACGGCTAAGATCCTCTAAGGTTAAGAATTTTGTGTTCTTATCCGCTTCACTCTGTGTTGACAGCATAACAGTGTTATCACCTGGTACTACTCGACAATGCCTGAGCATTACCGAACCATCTGTATCCTCAAGAACATAGATTCCCGCATTTACGATTACGTTAACGCTCTTATCAACGATGACCTGGGCACCGATCTGTATGGTCGGTGACATCAACTCATCCTTGTTCTCAATGATTGAGAGATTGGCCGGATCTAGGCTTCTGCTTTTCAGAATACCCCTGTCGATGGCCAATGATGCTTTCCCACCAGAAGGAGAGGACAAGTCGTAATTTATTGCGGCAAGGCTGCTGGGAGCCGGTGATGTTTCTTGTGGCTCATTTTGGAACTGCTCATCTGTTAAGCAGGCTATATAAGCGGCAGAAGCTTTTAGCGTTTTGGCTATCTGCTTAATGACCGAAATTGGAGGATGTCTAAGGCCAGCTTCATAGTTCTGCAATGTGCTAAGCCCAATGCCTGTAGCATTCTGAAGGTCTGCGGCTGTCATACCTGACTGCTTTCGTAGAGTCTGAATGCGCAGACCTATTTCTTTCTTGATCGTATCGTCGTTGCTTTTCATATCGCCGTCTGTATTAAGTGGCCCTGTTGTTAATACATTACCACATTAAGTGGTTTTTTCACGGTCAAACTCAAAAATAACCACGAAAAGAAGGGGTGACGTTAACTTTCTATTGAAAAACCCACTGAACGTGGTTTTAATACCACGAATCGTGGTTTATGGGAGACGTTACGTGACCTTTCAGGAATGGGTAGACGAAAACGGCGGGCAAATCGGTGTTGCACGGCAATATGAGTTCAACGCTTCGCTAGTGGGATCGTGGTATCGGTATGAGCGCTTTCCGCGCGCTGACAACCTGAATCTTCTGATCGCATATTCAGAAGGGAAAATAAACGTCCAGCAATGGGCGGCTGAGTTTGCAGAGCATCAAAAGAAACAGCGCCAGCATGATGGTGCTGCAGTGCGTCAAAAGCGCATCAAAGGGAATTTGCCCGTCAACACATTACCTCGCCTCAAAGCCCTTTTCTCCGAGCTGGGAATGCCATCTGAACGCTGTAATCTTCGCGGCCCTCGCTATCTGGCTCGCTGGAAGCACTCAAATGTAACCGTTCTGGAGGTTCGTAACGCAATTGCCCATTTAGAGGAAATAGGCAAAGACGCTGGCGATATCGATCTAATCCACAAAGAGATAAGCGGTGCTCGACGTGCAGCGATTGGGAGACTTGAAGAATGATGATTTTGGCTTTTTTTGGCGATGATGCAATTACGCAGGAAAAGGTTGTCACTCAGCTGGAGCGCACAGTCAAAGGCTTCAATATTGATCACATCGATAACGCTCGCCGTTCCCTTTCAGCAGAGCAAAAGATTGGACGCGTACAGCGCCTGGTTAGCAGCCGTAACCGCCGTGACACCGTCACAGTAGTTACAGGTGTTACCGAGGTCATGGAATATCAAATGCTGATGCACAGCGGGGCCGTATTCTGTGTTTTGCCTGGTGTTTTGCCCTCCATTTTATCCCGCGGCTACATACCTATTGATGAATCGTTCCTGTACGTCACACATAGCGCTGCAGCCTTAAATACCGAAGCGAAGCGGCGAGTGTACATGACACCGGAAGAAGCGTTTTCTGAGTGCTACAGGCGTGAAATGAGGCTTCCTAAAAAGGGGAAACGCTCATGAGCACTACTTACGTCAGGGGCGCGGCTCTTTATTGCCAGAACAAACGTTTCTGGCTTTTCCTTTCCGTTAAGACAGGGCGAGCGGTAACTAACACATCTGATGCAGCTGCTTTATTGCGTGAGCTGTGCGGGATCTCTTCTCGTCGGGAGCTGGCTTATAACTACAGTGCCCGAAGCATGTATTCGCAGCTGGTTCGGGAGTACAACGATTATCTCCGGTCGCAGCGGGGGGCGGTATGAACGGTCGCAACCCAACAAAAAAAGAGCGGCTTTACATTCATGCAGTGCTGAATTACGTCGGCTGTATAGCTTGCATTATTGATGGCCGGGAGATCGATAACCCTCAGCTGTGGACTGAGTTACATCACGATCCCGATTACGGTAGCACCGCTAAAAACTGTCATTTCCACTCTTTTGGTTTGTGCGTTCCTCATCACAGGGGGATCGCCCCGGGTGGCGGTCGGGTACCTTCTGAAATTGCTGTACGTCACCCTCCCCTCAGCAATTGCGCCCGTTTTGCTGATAAGTACGGTTCTGATGAATATCTTTGCGCCCGTACGTGGGAGCTGGTTCCTGAGTCTGTGAAAGAGAAAATTGGCTTCGATTTGAGCCTGGGTGAGCTGCCAGGGGAGAACGGCCAATGAGATATACCGGCTTTCGTGCTCCCGCTACGAAAAAGACTAAGTACGGCAATAAGAAAACCGTCATCGACGATATCACTTTCGATAGCAAAAAAGAGGCTGATTACTACTGCGAGCTGAAGCTGCTTAAAAAGGCTGGCCGTGTTCGAACGTTCCTGATGCAAGTGCCTTTTCATCTGCCCGGGGGCGTCGTTTACAAAGCCGATTTTATGGTGTTTTACGACGATGGGCTGGTGGATGTAGTCGACACCAAAGGCGTTCGAACTCAGGTATATATCCTGAAGAAAAAACAGGTAGAGGCGCTTTATCCCGTAACAATCCGGGAGATTTAAGCCTTGAGACGCGATCTGGATTACCTGTTTGAGCTGTGGGCGCTATGGGTGCGCAACGGCTGCAACGCCCGTAGCGGTTTCGCGTCAATGCTTGAAATGATGATGGTAACGCGCTGCCAATTCTCTGGCGGTGGCGGTGCTCCAAACGACGCGCTGGAAACGAGTATCGAGGGGGCTGTCGCTGCACTAACGCTGGTAGACGAAACAGCGGCCATCGTTGTTCGTATTGAATACGGGGCGTGGGAGATTCGGGGCCTCGACATAAATGCACCGCACATCGACAAAGCCCACGCCCTTTCTCTTACCCTCCGGCAGTATCGCCGGAAATTAGCAAAAGCCCGGTCGTTCGTGACCGATTACCTGAAGGAATCCAGAAAATGAGTACCTCGACAACGACATTATGGTGTTACAGCCTGGACGATGAAGTATTCAAAAGCGGCTCTTTTTTGACGAAAGGGGACGCGGTCATTGATGCGATCAAAGAGTACGAACCTGAGCCTGGTGCGGTCATTCATATCGCACGGTCGGCTCACCCTGACTTGAGTGAGCTATTCGACGTTAATGATCTGATTGAAGGGGCAATGGGCCGTGCTGATGATATTGCCGGTGAATATGCCGATGATTTTCCAGATATCACAGATGAAGAAAAAGCCGAGTTGGAAAAGCTCATTTTGAGCTATTTAAAGCCTCTTGTTCCCGTTACGTTTTATCGCGTTTATGACTCTCAACCGTACACCATCACTATGGCCGACTTAGAGGCCGCGGCGTATCAAATTGATGCGGAGAGGGCTACTAAACAGAGTGCTGAGCTAGATAAAACGGTGAGCATTCTATAAATATATAATTATATAAAAAGTGCTTTACAGGTAGGAAAATATTTCCTATGGTGACAACCAGAAACCGAGCGATAGTCGCCCTGGTTAAACCGGAGAAAACCCGATGACTGAAGTAGCAACCATTTCTGATTGGATGGAACATCCTAAGAGCCTGTTAAGCACTGACACCGGATACAAACTGCGCCATGTTTCAGGCTGCATGCTGAAAAGCGATGAATATGAAACGCTGTTTTTTGTGCAGGAGGATGGGCGCCTTTTCGAAGACGGCCACGCATACGAAGCACAGACAGGGCGCATCCCCTTCGAGCTGGTGGACGTAACCGAAAAGCTGCGCTGTTTATGGGAAGAACAGCAACAACGCGGCTCCGACTTTACCAACCGTTATGAAGAACGGCAGGAGCAGCGCCGGGAAAGGTATGAAACCCGCGCGGATAATGCCAGGAAAGAAAGTAACGCTTTGCATATGCGGGCAAACGACATGTTAAGCGTGATCCCCCTTGGTCAACCGATTTTAGTTGGTCATCACAGCGAGCGGGGGCATCGCAGACTGCTGGAAAAGGCCGATAACCTTTACCGTAAGGCATTTGTTGATTGTAACGGTAAAGCTGAGCACTACGAGAGCAAAGCGGCCGGAGTAGGGCGCGGCGGTATTTCTTCTGATGACCCTGACGCGCTGTTTAAGTTGCTCTGTAAGCTTCAGTCCTGCATTAAGTCGCAAATCAGCATGAAAGCGGCGAACAAGGCCATTCGTAAGCACAAAAAAGACCGCAACCAGCAATTGGGCGCTCTTATCGATCTCGGTTTTAAATTTGAAGATGCCAATGTTTTACTCGACGGTGACTTTTGCGGCCGGATTGGTTTCGCCTCTTATGCGCTTCAAAACAACAATGCCGAAATAAAACGACTTCAGACACGTATCAAACAGCTGGAGTCCGTTAAAGCCATTGAGGAACCGCAGCGTAAGGAATACGACGGTTTTGCTCTTGAGGTTGATCCTGAAGATAACCGCATCCTGTTTTACTTTGACGGTAAGCCCGCCGAAGAGGTTCGCAGCATCCTCAAATCTCACGCCTTTAAGTGGAGTCCTACCCGTAGCGCCTGGGTAAGGAAGGTCACACCTAATGCCCTGGCTGATGCCAAACGGGTAAAAAGCGCCCTTTTGGAAATGAGCCTGTAATCTAAGCGGCGGGAGAAATCCCGCCCATATAGAAATATATATTTATATAAATCTATAAGGAGCCTCGACAATGCTTAAATCCCCCCTCACCGCTCAAGATATTGAGCGATTAACTGAAGTGGCCACAGCTGCAACGCCGGGTAGCTGGAGCTGGTGGAGTAGTAATTCCCATCATCGCCTTAGTTCTGACGAAACAGGGAAAGACGGCGACGTTATTTGCGCAGTTAAAGCCGCTGACGGTATGGCGGTAATCAACTGTAATGCTCGCAACCGTGAATTTATTGAGACGTTCGATCCTGCTTGTGTGATGCAGCTGCTTAAGCTTGCGCGGGAACGGTTTGAATTACGTTCGCTGCCTGACTTGAGTCTGATTACTTTGCCAGGGGAGGTGTAACCGTGCGTAAAACGATTAACGTTCAGGCGATTCTGGATTATCTGACCGATCATCCCCGTTCAACCATAAGCGCTGTGGCTGAGCATATGGGCGTAGCGGTTGAGTCTATGAGAAATAAGCTGCGGGTAATGCTCGATGCTGACCAGGTTCGTTCTGAGAAGGTTAATGGCGTTCTGACCTACTCAGTGAAGCCTGATTTACCGTTTGGTATGAACGAGAGAACGATGTTCCTCAACGCCTTACTCTCAAAAACAAAAGCAAATAACACTGGCGGGGCGCACTTATGAAACAACGTTACACCGTCGTAGCTGAGTTGGCGTTGCTGCTTGTCTTTACCTCTGGCCTTTTATCCATTGTCTCATTAGTGCTTTGGTTTGCTAAGGATCTGCCATGAAAACAAACAAAACTCACACCGGAATCGTCATCACTCGGGACGGTGAAAAAACTGTAGAACTCCGCGAAACGGCAACCACCTGGTGTGTTGGACCTCGTGAAACCTACAGGAAAGAAGATGGGCGTCGCTGCGGCGCCCCACTAACGAAACGGCGTTTAAAGCTGGCGAGCATTAAGCCTATTTTGAAGGAGACAAACAAGTGACTATAGAGCTTAGAGTTGGCCGTTGTTACCGGGGGAAAAAGCCACGTCCAGCAGGGCAATTCACGTCTTACGTGAACGACCGGCAGATCGTCAGAATTGGGATTGAATCAATTCAATATGACGGTCCGAGCGTTCACGCTGGTAGGCATTATCCGTCGATCAGCAAAGAAAAATTCCTGGAGTGGGCCTCGCACGATGTAACCGACGAATTGCCCCCGGGTGAATGGCAACAATGGCCCATCAAAAAAGGCGGTGCATCATGAGCAAATCACTAAATGCACGCTGTATTCGCCGCTGGAAAGTTGAGTTTAAAGGCCGCTGCGATTCTAAGGTGAGCCCGTGGTGGCGAAAACGCGATCTGCGCGGTTATATCCGCGAGTGCGCGCTGACAACAGCTGACTGTATGGTTGATAGCCTGGCTGAAGATAACGCCAGGGTTGCTTTTTGCGGTTACACACATGGCTGGTCGTCTGAATTCTCCTCCTGGTACGATGAACGCCGGGAAGCATTCCAGAAAGAAGCTCGCCGTCATCTTAATAAGACCGCCACCAATGATGAAATCGACGAAGAAATTCTGAACGAGCTGGAGGCCTGGAATGACTAGCCGCCCAATGAGCAACATCGACATGAGCACTATTACCAAAGAGCAGGTAATGGCGCTAATTTCAGAGGCTGAGGAATGGGCTGAAATTTACGAACATCCGATTCACGATAAGCCTCAAAGGGATTTCTTCGAAGGTATGGCGCGAGCATTGACCGCGTATCTTGCGGTATTAACAGCCGAACCAGCGGCTTGGACTGATGAGGTCGAGCTGGAAGATATGGAAAACACAGGCCGCGCCTATATTTTCAAGTCTCGCCGGGCTATGGGAACGCCTGAACCCGGTAGCGTGGTGAAACTGTACCGTCTGCCGTTACAGGAGGTTAAGCCGTGACTAATGTGCCTAAACTGTTATGCCCTGAGTGCGGTAATACCGCGGAGATAATGATCAGGCATAGAGGGATACGTATGGGATCAGCCCAAATCCGTTGCCCTTATAACCACTATCACTATGGAACCGCATTTCATCCTGGTTCTGAGAAGCAGGCCAGGGAGCAGCTTCTGGATAAGTGGAATGAAATGGTTAATGCTGGTGGCGATAAGGGATCATTATGAGCAGATTGCGCGTTCGCTCGGTATTTCGTTACTCGGAACGGACAATGAAATATATCAAAGAGAGCACCCGTCGCCAGCTGGAGAGTATTGGCGTTGATCTGGACAAGCTGGCTCAGCTGAAGCAATGGCATGCTGGAAACTATTACGGGAGTATTGGTAATGGAGCAGAGGTTAAAATGAGCGGGGATTAGTTTTATTATTGACCAAATAACCACGAATTGAAGGTTTTTTTATGTAAATGCCTTGTTTTGGGTGGTAACTGAGTGTAGTGTTTCATTTAACGTAGTAAAACTGCGTTCTGACCTTATAAAAATCAAGTTGCTGTTTGCTTTAAAGCCTCGCTGATATCAAGCGGGGCTTTTTTTTTGGCTGCAAAAATGCGTTACCCACTGGACATAACCGGGGGTGGAGATGAAATCGATGAATCTTAAAGTCGCTGACGGGATACTGTTATTTGGTGGTGGGAGTATTGGCTTTTCCTCCGTCATCAATGCTTTTTCCGTCAATGAGTGGGTAATTATCGGCATTATTGTCGGTATTTTCTGCTCCATTCTCGGTCTTATCGCCGGTATCGTCATTCGCTGTCTCTGGCTCCGGGCCAGGGTCCGTATTCTGCGAGACTCAATTAAGGTTCGTGACGAGAAGGGGAAACCGCTAAGCGCTGCTGAGTCGATTCTTCTCGATAGTGATCGGGGCTAACGCATGAAAAAACGTACAGCCTTGAGCGCTGCGGTGCTTGCCCTGGTTCTCGGTGGCGCACCGGCGACGGATATCCTCGATCAGTTTCTGAATGAGAAAGAGGGTAATCACCTTACAGCGTATCGTGATGGTTCGAATATCTGGACGATTTGCCGGGGGGCAACAACTGTTGATGGCAAGCCTGTTATTCAGGGCATGAAGTTGTCAGCAGAGAAATGTGCCCAGGTAAACGCCATCGAGCGCAACAAGGCCCTCAAATGGGTTGAGCGCAATATCCATGTTCCTCTCACAGAACCGCAGAAAGCGGGAATTGCGTCTTTTTGTCCTTACAACATCGGCCCGGGTAAATGTTTCCCCTCAACGTTCTATAAGCGAATGAACGCTGGAGATACCAAAGGCGCTTGTGAAGCTATCCGCTGGTGGATAAAAGACGGTGGGCGTGACTGCCGTCTGACAAAGGGCCAGAAGAATGGCTGTTACGGGCAGGTCGAGCGGCGTGACCAGGAAAGCGCGTTAACGTGTTGGGGGATCGATGGTTACTAACCGTTTATGGACTGCGTTGGCGTTTGTGGCCGTCGTCGCCATCGCTGCATTGGGCATTCTTCTCGCCATGAGTCGCGTAACGATTGCTGAGAACGAAAGTGACCTCTCTGTGTTAAGGAGCGATAACGCCTTACAGGGGCAAACTATCGCCATGCAGTCACTGGATTTTCAGAGATTTAACCAGGCCGCGTTGGAGACTAATCGCCTCAACTCTCTTATCGACGCGAGCACTGAGAACACTGTCATTGAATATCGGGAGATCCTTCATCGTGAAAAAACCTGCGATTTGCCTGTTCCTGCTCATATCGCTGGTGGGCTGCTCGAATACACGAACCATTTACGTGCCAGCGCCATGCACACCGATTCCGGGAACGCTGACGCAACCGGTGATAGCGCCGTTACCTCCGGCACGTTGACATATTGCCAGGCTGTCTTATGGATTAAGCCGCTGCTGGGTGCGATAGAGAAAGCAAATAACCAGTTAGGCGAAATCAGGCGCATCGATGCAGGACGGCAAACGCGGCAGCAATCTATAAAACAATAATTATAGATTTATATAAATATATAATTAACTAGTTACAACATTCTATTTATTGTCGATGTGGCGCCCACTTCGGCAACGTTCACCTGTGCTGGCCCCGCGTCCGAAAATCCTTAGATGATTTGCCGGTCTTTTCGACCGCGGCGCCAGCACAGGCAAACGGTATCAAAACTGCTAAGCGTATTGCTAAAAATGCGCTTAGCAGTTGTGGTAATGCGGCTCAGCGCTCGTGGCAATTAGTGATGTAGTAAGGGCTTTTGTTCTCTGTGTGAAATGTCGCCGCTGGAGGTTGATCACTATCCAGACCAGCAGGGGGAGGCACCCCCGCCACAACTACCCTTCAACGAGACGTATCCGAGCGGATTGCAGCGCCGGTCGACGCAAAGACCCGTAAATCGACTGAGCCACAGCAGCTGGTGGCCAATACCAAAACGGAGCGGCGGGAAATAAGCGGGAGTAGCGCCCCGGTGTCTCACCAAATCATGGCCCCTTAGCTCAGCGGTTAGAGCGAGCGCCTCATAAGCGCCAGGTCGCCGGTTCAAACCCGGCAGGGGCCACCAACCAACGTATAGAGATAGGCACTGCACCGGATATGTGGCATAGCAGCCCCTGATGCAAGTTACCGGCGAGGTAGTTAGGTCGGAAAACCGCGTTCAAGCCAAGCGGCGCAAGGTGGACAAAGGCAGTGCTTATCTCTATGCGGTGGGTGTTTTGTCGCATACGGGGCGTATCGCTGATCTAATCACAGGCAGTGCCTGTTATTCGCAAAGGTGTAAAGGCTGGAGCGGCGCGGAACTGTAGCCGTGTAATCAAAACAGCGTTGCCGGGACGATACCCGGCGCACAACAGCAAAGAGCGCTTGATAAACACGTCTCGGAATAGCGTCGGTGAAACGTGGTGTGCTGTTCAGCGCTCTTTTCGTTGTGTCTGCTTTAGAGCTCGCCAGCGTTATGACTGCCGGAGATAAGCGCCGGAGACACAACCTGATAAGGATGAATCATGTTCACATTAATTTATGCCGATCCCCCTTGGGAGTACGTCGATAAGTGCAAATCTGGTAAGCGTGGCGCCGGGTTCAAATACCCGACGATGAAAGCTCCCGATATTGCGCGATTACCAGTTTGGCAGTTGGCAAACCCGGAGTCGTGCTTACTCGCTATGTGGTGGGTGCCTACGCAGCCAGAAGAAGCTTTGATGGTGATGAAAGCCTGGGGATTCAGGCTGATGACAATGAAGGGATTCACCTGGCATAAGACGAACAAGAACAAAGGTAATACAGCGTTAGGGATGGGGCATATGACCCGCGCTAACAGCGAAGATTTGCTTTTTGGTGTTCGTGGTAAGTTACCGTTTCGCCATTCCAAAAAGATATCCCAGCACTTCAGCGCACCTCGTATGGAGCACAGCGCGAAGCCCCCGATAGTGAGGGAACAGCTGGTGGAGCTGCTTGGCGATGTGCCTCGCATTGAGCTATTCGCTCGAGGCGATTTGCCTGATGGGTGGCATGGCTGGGGAAATCAGTGCAACGGCGGCACACATCTACATCCGTCTCTCTGGTCAATATCATAGAATTATATATTTATATAATTCTATAAAAAGTGCTTTACAGGTAGGAAAATATTTCCTATGGTGACAACCAGAAACCGAGCGATAACCGCCCTGGTTAAACCGGAGAAAACCCGATGAACGCACAAGACCGCGCTGTAGTTAAAAACCTTCTGCAATACATGACAGATAAGTGTCTTACGAGTGGTGACGAGTTCCGTGAAACCCTCAAGCACTTCAACATCACAACCGCGTACAGTTGGGTGAATGAAAGGGCTGAGAGGCCATACGTGGTGGATATCTACGCGGCTGATTTGGAGAGCGGTTCTGAGCGCCACACGTTCAAAACGAAACACGCAGCTGATGTATTTATTGAAGTCGTATGTGCGGCAGGAGATGACGAATAATGCGTACATCCTTCAAACGTGCCAGCGAAGCGCAACGAAAAGAATACCTGGCCGATGATGTTGCAGCGCTCAGCGATGAAGTGATTAAAATCGTTGAATCAGGCGACTTCACAATGGCGAAAATGCTCAAGCTGCAATTCATGATGGGTGATATCAAGTTTAAGGCTGAAGTAGTGGCTGGCCGCCGTGAGCACTGATAGATAACCGAACCTTTTACGCCCCGTTACCCATCGGGGCTTTTTTATGTGTTCTGTATGGGCTTTCTGGAGGGCTAACCTATGTAGCGAATAACCAACATGATAATGCGACGACGGCGTTAATACGGTCGGGTTCCCACGGCGACGTAGTGAGGGAAAGGGGGCTTAGAGCATCACTGAGTTCCGGGTGGCATCCGGTTAGCGCGTAAATCAGCCTGAAAATGAAGATGGTACGCCGCAACCTATAGCGGCAACGAATAACGAGCCTCGGCATTTGCCGGGGCTTTTTCACATCCAGACAAAGGAGATTATGGGATGGCCTCGACAGTAACCCAGAGAACCATGACCGCAATAGAATTAGCTTGTTGCATAAAAACACTCGCAGAATCAATGATTCTCAAGCTTGAGGTGGCTAACTACATGCCAGAAGCTGATCGCGAGCAGTTTGCTGAGCAAGCTTTAGAAATGGTGCTGAACTTTATCGATAAGCATCGTCCGAAGGTAGAGCATGTAATGGCGGCGGCTGAGACACTTCCGCCGCGCAACGCAGTTCATCGTCAGGCTAACGAAACCTCAACAGTAACGATCAAAGCCTCGAAGGTTATTGTTGATGCCCCCGAAATAGTAATCACCAGTTATGGCAAGCAGACCGGGTTTAAGTTCGGCATTCGTATAAATGATGAATGAGAACAGGGACGAGCGATGGATTACGTGAAGCTCTTTTTGGCCGTTCTGTCGATATGGGGTATTGCCGCGCTGGTGGGCGTATGTTGGATATGGAAAAACATGTGCCTATCGAGAAGTGAGTTTAAGCAGAAGCGCGAACAGTTCAGAAAAGAATGGTTTCGTTCATAACCCGCTAACGGCGGGTTTTTTGTCTCAAGGAGAAGGTATGTGTTTTCCAACTACGTTTAAGTTTGACCTCAAACAGATGGTTGAGGTGAGTATCAGCGGTGAAATTGGCGAAGTAAAAGCGCGGGGCCAATGGGCGACCGGCAATGTGGCGTATCAGGTTTTGTATCAGTCAGCCGACGGCTCAGCGCAAGAACGCTGGTTTGATGAAGTCGATCTCGATGCCGTTGAAGATGACCGTCACCCGGGTTGCGCTGTGTACGGTATGAAAGCCGAAGATGTGCCTGAAGGTACAGTGATTCACGAGTAACTTTTGACGGCCCGCGCCCGGTTAACGATACTGTGTTTTTATACAGCATTATCGGAGGGCGCATGGGCAGTAAAGAAAGCAATTATGAGGTGATCGGCCGTGGAGAGACATGCGATTACCTCATACCTGGTAAGTGGGTATTCATACAGCGTGCAAAAGAACACGGCGGCGGGTTTTGGTTCGGGCGTTATTTTGAAGATACCCGCTGCTTTTGGCTGGAGTTCGAACGACCAACCTCATTACGCGAAGGGATTGAATACCTTTTCGCAATGAGCAAAGTCGAGCCGCTTAGCAATACTTTCGACGATGATTTCCAGCTGGAATAGGCATCACAGATAACCTTCACAGAGGGTTATCTCTAATGCGCAAAGCAAAGTCACCTCGTTAACCTCGGCTCGCTGTGGGGGTTAGCGCTGGTGGCTTTTTTTATGGAAGGTGGGCGACCGCCGTCAGTTGTGACCTGACGACAGTCATTCAAACCCACAGGGTGCCGTGAGTTGAACCGAGGCCCACTTGCTTGTACAAGCGGGGGGATTTTAGCGGATAACCGGCATGACAAAACAGCTAAATGTGGTTTCGTTACCACTTTCTGTATTAATTGGATATGAAAAGAACGCCCGTACCCACTCTGACGAGCAGGTAGAGCAGATTGTGGCAAGCATTCAGGAGTACGGTTGGACTAACCCGATCCTGGTTGATGAGCACAATGTTGTGATTGCTGGGCATGGCCGTATGGCAGCTGCAGCACTACTTGAGCTGGTGGAGGTTCCCTGTATCGTCCTGAGTGGCCTTACAGAGAACCAGAAGAAAGCTTATCGAATCGCTGATAACCGCATTCCGCTCAATGCTGGCTGGGATGAGGCGTTACTTGGCGAGGAATTGGCTGAACTGGCCTCAGATGGGTTCGACATGGAAAGTGTCGGTTTCACACAGGATGAATTAGACAAACTCCTTGCGGTTGCGTTGCCTGGCGACGATGACGGCATGGATATCCCATTCGACAGGGAAGAAGCAAAATCAGGCGTAAGCGTGCAATACCTCTCGTTCGGCGGCCACAAAATTCCGTCAACAGATGAGGAAGCACAGCGTTTTGATAGTGCTGTATCTCGGTACGTGGAGGATAACGGGAGCTATATCGGGTTCATTGGTGCGTTACTGGCCGGGGAGGTGTGCTGATGCTTCACCTCAACTATGACATTACGGGCTTGCGCGGTGCGGAGTATAACCCCCGTTTTATTGGTGATGATGACTTATCGCGCCTGGCTGAGAGTGTGACCGAGCTGGGGCTGGTGAAACCGTTGATTGTTCGCGGTGATCTGCTGGTGGCAGGACACCAAAGGACAAAGGCGCTTCGCCGTCTCGGGATAACCCGCGCTGCGGTGTATACGCTGCCGTGTGAAACGACGGTGTACGACGAGGTGCGATTTAACCAGTTGCACAACGGAACGGACTTCGACAGTGGTGACGAGCGTTGTCGTGTATCTGGCCTGGCTGATAAAGAAGGTTTTGTTCAAGTGCCGGCAGACCAAATCACCGGCAATATGCGGGCAAAAATGGCATACGTTCGGAAGAACATAGCCGATCTCGTTATTAAGTATGGACCGTGGGGCGGGTGTGTGGCCACGCAATCAGGCGAGGTAATTCACTGTGCTCAGTACGCGCTTGCCTCAAAGATGACGCGAACCCCTTTAACGGTGTTTGTGATCCCTGATGCACAGAAAGAGAAGTATCAGCGTTACCTGAATAAGTCCTACGGCGTGTTTGAGTATTCGCACCTGGAGAAAACAACGTACATCCAGACCTATGCGCAACTGATGCGGCTGCGTAACGGTGGGAGCTTAAAGTCTCAGCTGTACGAGGGTTTAATCATCCCGACAATCGTTAAAGCGCCTCGCGGTATTGATTTTGGTTCAGGCCAGGGCGATTACGCGAGGTTGTTGCGAAGCAAGGGCTATAACCTGCATGACGTTGAGTTATTTCGTCGTAAAGGCGCTGGGAACACGCTGGATAGGGCGGCGACGAACAAGATGATAGATACGCTGGTGGATGACCTCAAAACGCGAGGTCGTTACGACTACGTGGTCTGTGATAGCGTTCTGAACTCCGTTGATAGTGTCGAAGCTGAGCGCTCAGTGCTGACCGTTCTGAAAGGGCTATGTAAAGCTGGTGGCTCGATCTACTTCTCCGGTCGCAGCCGCGGCGAACTGGAAGCTGTTTTAAAACAGACTCAGGCTGCGAGCGCAAAGAGCCGCCTGTACTTTGTCGATCACAACGGATTTACCGCGCTGTATCGCAAAGGCCATTGGTTCTATCAGAAGTTTCATTCAAACGATGAAGTAAAGCAGCTGTGCCGCGAGCATGGTTTCAGTATTAAACGCTCTGTGTTCAACGGTAAGAGTTGGTATTTGCACGTTATTAACGACGACTCGCTCAGCTGGGAACGGCTGGAAAAGGCCGTGCTCTTTGAGTTCGAATTGCCTTTACCGGGTGGCTCAAAGATAGGGCGATCAGCTGACGTGTTGGAAGCGTTCCGGCCGTTGATTAAGTAGGAGGTTGCTGGTGGCTGATAAGATTGAAGTGAAGATGGATTTCAATGCTCAGGATGTTCAGCGCCAGCTTACCCGCATCGAGCAGCGAGAGGTTCCGTTTGCGATAGCCCTCGCTGCAACCCGAACAGCTAAAGCGGCTCAGACAGCGCTAAAGGCTGAGATAAACAGGGTGTTTGATAATCCCACTCCATGGATTCAAAACTCTACTTACGTGTTGGCCGCGAAGAAGAACGATCCTACGGCCGTTGTGTACGCCAGAGAGTGGGGCGGTACGCCAGCACCCACGACCTTAACCCCTCAGATTGAGGGCGGTGAGCGTAAATTTAAGCGCTCTGAAGGAGCTTTAAGCGCTGGTGGCTTTCTCCCAAATGGCTGGCAAGTTGCGCCGGGACCGGGAGCAAAGCGAGACAGGTACGGTAATATCAGTCGAGGGCAGCTGCAGCAGGTCTTATCCGGCTTACGTGTCCAGCGAGATTCCCAGCAGAACAGGCGACAAGGCAAGCCTACTGAGTTCTTTGTTGTGCGGCCAGGCTCACGCAATCCGCTACAGCCTGGCGTGTGGCAGCGTGTGGGGCGTCGACCGTCGCTGATCCTAACGTTCATACAGAAGCCCAACTATTCGCAGCGGCTTGATTGGCACGGCGTTGCGCTTCGTGCTGGTGAGTCTGCTTTCCCTGATGAGGTTGCAAAGGCTATTGATGACATACTCGCTAAGACGTTCTCTCGCTAGCTCTCGCGCTACGGCTGCATACGGTCGAGGCCTTGTGGTGCGAGGGCTTGCTGGGTGGCTACGGGCTTGCCGCTGCATGCGGTTTCATGCCCCCGGCCCCCTTTGGGTCCTTCTGGCGAAAAGCGTTGAATGCGGGTCATTCGAACCCCGCGATCCGTCTAGCTGAACGCAAAAAAAGTTAGGTTAAAAGTTATTGGTGAAAATAAATCTATTATCCATTTGAAAATTAAGGGGAAAGAGGCATTTTTTTTGGCTAAGTTGATAGTGAAAGGAAATGAGTGTTTTTCATTATAAATCAGAGCCTTGAGTGTAGATCTTTCACCTCTCTGACGCACTGGCGAACTAAACCAATAAAAAACAATAACTTATGCATTGTTTTTTTACTCAACTCATTAAAACGATCCTCTTTACTCACAAAAAAGCAATTTAATCAGCGTATTACGCTGTTTTTATGTAGTTTTTTGAGTAAAAAGATCATCAATATTCACATTAAATATCAATAAGTTAACTCGTTATTTTTAACCGAGTGCTTAACCGTGGCTACAAGATGACGCTAAAAATTGAATACTTACCGCTTGGCAAGCTGCTGAGATATGCCAAAAATTCGCGCACCCACTCCGACGAGCAGGTCGATCAGCTGGTTAACAGTATTCGGGAGTTCGGCTTCACGAATCCTGTACTGATCGATGAGAAAAATGAGCTTATAGCCGGTCATGGGCGGCCAACTGAAGAAGCTGCGACCTGCGGCCTCATGGTTCCTTTTGAAGACAACGAAGTTATTTCAAACGGTTCTCCGGTCGGGGAGGCTGGTGGTGATACATCGGGTGAAACAGCAGCAGTTGCTGAAAAGCCAGATGTAAAATCAACGGACAAATCGAAAAAGGGATCTACGAAAAAGTAAGGTAGCGGATGGACTCATTCAAAGACGTAATGGCGCGGGATATTTCAGCGGCGTTTCTGAACGTGAAGGAGTTTGCTGACACCTACAAAATCGACGGCAAGAATATGCTTGCCGTTCTCGATACTGATCTCATTCACGAGCGTAACAAGCGCTCATACGCTGAATTTGCTGAAGGTGTGAACCAGGGAGAGGTAACTCTCTTTGTGGCACGAGAAAACTTTGATTCTGTGCCGGTCAAGGATCAGCTGATGATAGTTAATGGCCGTCGATACATCGTGAATGATGCCGCAGACAATGCGGGGGTATTAGAAATAACTCTGACCGTTAATACGAACCGTGGAATGCCAATATGACCAATTTACTCATAGAGGCGATTAAAAGTAGGGTGGAGGCGGTAGTTCGGGAAGGGGTTGAAGTTCCCAGCCCGCCAGAAGATGAAATAAGCACTGATCTGGTATTGGTTCGCCCAACCATCTTCAAAGGGTATTTGCCTCCAAAATCGGCTCCAGACCCTGAAAAACCCCCTGAATTTCCGCACATCATAATTCGCCCCGCTGAAGGTAGCATGCAGCCTGAGCTTAATGTAGCCCAGGTAAAGTTTTTGTTGGGAGGGTTTAGCGAGGATGCAACTGGATATGAATGGTTAATGACGGTGTTAGATCGTCTGTCACTTAATTTCCAGGAGTATCCTGTTTTTGAAATGCAATATGAGTTTCAGAATGATCTACGGTGGAAACTATTTGATGACCAGCCTTATCCATTTTGGGTTATGGAGGCGATAGGTTCATGGTCTGTAATTAAACCACAAAACATTCAGTTTCAGGACGACCTCTAATGTCAACCATAAAAAAGAAATCCGTTAAATCGGAAGGCGACTCAACGCCTGAAAAAAAAGAAAAAACGGTAATTTATATCGGCCCTACCATCAGGCAAATTTCATTGCTTCAATATCGGTTGTTCCGTAATGGTTTATCTGCCGAGTGCAAAAAATTACTGGACGTAGTGCCGGGTGCTCAACATTTATTTGTTGCAACGGCAGATCTGTCAACGGCGCAAAAAAACCTTCTGGATAAGACTAGCGTCGAGTCTGTGATGTATGCGCGTGTGGTTTCAGCAATGAAGGGGATTAAATAATGGGCTATCGCCACGGGATTTATATCTCAGAGTTAGCAACCTCAATTACGCCTCCTGTGCAGGTAAGCGCGGGTTTAATTGTGGCTTTTGGTACTTCACCGGTTAACCAGTTGGACAACCCTTCAAGTGCAGTTAATAAGCCTGTTATCGCTTACACCTACGCTGAAGCTGTTGAAAAGCTGGGTTTCAGCACTGACTATGATAAATATACTCTGAGCGAAGTTATTAAAGTCGCTTTTGGTATATATGGTGTAGCACCAGTTGTCTTTATCAACGTGCTCGATCCCGCTAAGCATAAGAAAGAGGTCAATGCTGAAGCGGTAAAACTCAGCAGCAGTAAAGCAACCTTAGCCAATGACGGTGTTTTGTACGATACGGTTGTTGTATCTACAACCGGTGAAAACCCGGTTGCGTTGGATGTTGATGTCGATTACGTGCTTGCCCTCGATGATAATGGGCGCACAGTTTTGACCGCAGTTAAAGGCGGCAAAATCATCACTGAAGATGCTGAGCTAACTGTGAGCTATTCACATCTTGATCCAAGCATGGTGGATAAAGACGATATCATCGGTGGTGTTGACCTCAACACTAAAGCTAACACTGGTCTTGAGTTACTTTCCGATGTTTACTCTCGATTCAAGCTGGTGCCAGGCCAGGTTATCGCACCTGGTTTCAGCTCTGATAGTGAAGTCGGCCAGATTATGGCGACTAAGGCGGCGCTGATCAGTGAATTGTTCAAAGCAGAAGTGTTGACGGACGCACCTACTGACGTAGCTACTATCAGCGATTATTCAGCTGTACCGGAATGGAAGCAGAACAATAACCAACTAGCTACCAACCAAACGGTATGTTGGCCTATGGTTCGCTTAGGTGATGATATCTACCACCATTCTACGCACCTGGCCGCGGCAACATGCTTGCTTGATAACAGCAATGGCGACATACCTTCTCGTTCTCCTTCAAACATCACATTGCAAATGGATGGGGCTGTTCGTAAGGATGGATCAGAGGTATGGCTGGATCTCAGTCAGGCGAACTATCTGAACGGACAGGGCATTGTTACGAGCCTCAATTTTGACGGCTGGAAGTCCTGGGGGAACCGTTGCGCGAGCTATCCCGGTACGACTGATCCCAAAGACACCTTCCGAGTTTGTCGAAGAATGTTCAACTGGGTAGGTAATACGTTGATTTTGTCGCATTGGGCGAAAATCGACAGTCCGACAAATCGACGCCTTATTGATTCGGTCGTAACTAGCGCGAATATCTGGTTTAACGGCCTGACAGCGAATCAGGATATTGCTGGTGGCAATGTGGCTTTTAATCAGTCTGAAAACCCTACCACTTCGCTGATGGATGGGATAGTTAAATTCCACGTCAAGGTTACTCCTTATTCTCCTGCTCGTGATATGGAGTTCGTAATGGAATATAACCCTGACTATTTAAACAATCTTTTCGGCTCAGCAAGTTAATAGGGGGTTATTTTGAGTAATCAGATTACTGAGCGTTTAATTAACTATACGGTTTATGTTGAAGGTGAGCGTGTTATAGGCACAGCCGATGCAAAATTGCCTTCTATTGAAATGATGACAGAAACGGTAAGCGGCGCGGGTATTGCTGGTGAGATTGAAACAGCGACGCTGGGTCATTTTAAGTCAATGACAGCCTCTTTAAAGTGGCGAACCATTCAGAAAGACGGTTTGAAACTTTTCGTTTCCGCTTCTCACCAGGTGGATTTTCGCGGTAGTCAGCAGATATACGATAGCGGAACCGGCAAGTATAAGACCGTTCCCGTTCGTGCCTCCATGAAGTTATTGCCCAAAAAATTTGATTTGGGTTCATTGCAGGTATCAAAAGCTACCGACTCAGAGAATGAATTTGAGGTGTTATATCTCAAGTTATTCGTTGATGGGGATGAAGTGGCAGAAATTGATAAGCTTAACTTTATCTGCAAAATTAACGGCAATGATATTCTTGCCAGTGTTCGTGATGATTTAGGTCTTTAATAGGGGATTGAAATGGATGTTATTAAATTAAGCAAAGAATATAAATTTGAAGATTACGAGCCAGTTAAAGAAATCAGCCTGGACCTCGATAGCCTGAAAGGTAACGATATCATCGAAGTAACTGATATTTTACAGGCACAGGGGCATATTTCGGTACAAACATCCCTCGACAGCAAAATCCATGCCGCTCTCGCAGCTCGCAGCATCGGTCGTCCGGTGGAATATATCAATAGTCTCCCGGCATCTGATTTTGTGAAAGTGTGCCAAAAGGTGCAGAGTTTTTTGCTCGCGTAGGGCTTACCACCTCCGATAAGGTCAGGAGTATCATGCGGTGACTCTAAAAGATCCTTTTACGATCCTTTGTTTTGGGTAATCGTTGTTCAGTTGGTTAGAGATCTAGTGCACGATTGAAAGTGATGTGATAGAGTTCTTTTAAAACCACGATGTGTGGTTAAGTATGCGGGGGTGTTGGCAGTCAGTAGTTGCCAGCATCAAAACAAAAAGCCCGCGGATAAATCCGCGGGCTTCTTGCGACATCCACAGAAATCCAAAAAAATCCATGGGCGCCTCGACAACTCCCATTATACGTTGGATTTCTGTGGACGCAAGGGCGAACATGGACTTCAACAATGATATTGCGTTCGGCTTACGTCTGTAATGCAGACCCTAAGTTTCAGGCACCTAAGCACCATACTCACAAACTGCCGTTTGTTTTATCGGATGCCTTGCAGCGTATCGGCGATAGGGATCTTACCTGTGACGTCGCTTTCTACGTTAACCAACCGACAGAACGGCAGCGCCGCCTTAATGAGCACCGCCGCCGTGCAATAAACGCGGTCATTTCGGCATTGCTTCATCACACCAACGTTATCTCCAAACGGGTACTGGCCAGCGCTGAAGCGCTTGCGGATTTTTGTGGTCTGTCAACTGTGTCCAAAGTTGGCAACAAGTCAATTACCCGCTGTACAAGGGCGTTAGCTCAGTTGAAACAGCTTGGTTTCATTGATTATGAACGTCGCTGGGATCGACTCTCTAAAAAGTATTTCCCCTCAAAGATTGAGCTTAAAGAGCAGCTGCTTGAGACAGTTGGCATAACTGAAGCTGCGTGGCAAAGAGCAGTAAATCAGAAGCTTAACTACTTCAATGCAAAAAATAGCCAGCGTTTGAAGAAAGCTGTAACTGAGACTGAATACAAGCGTATCGTTATTCAAGAGCAGATGGAAAACGTATGGCAGCAAAGGAAAACTGCCCGAGAAATCAAGGCCCGTCAAAAGGCTGCTGCACGTGCGGAGCGTTTAGCGCGTGAAAAAGGTGATGATGAACTTCGCCATCAGCTTACAAAAGACGTGAGCAAAGAGTTTGCTGATGGCCTGTACCCGGGCGCAGACCTTCGCTATCTAAAATCTATCGTTGAGCAGCGTTTCAACCTTCTACGCAAGACCTGGCAATCTCTTTCCCATTAGTTCTTATCGCCGCAAAATCCGGTACATGCCGGAGGCGTAACTGATCCCGTCATTCATGCTTGTATAAAAAACAAACAAAAACAATTCTATTTTCGTTAAAATCTCTATTTTTAAGGTCGCCGACAATTCACATTTTTGTATTTATCCACAGTTTTTTATTATGTATGCAAATGGTTTTATGAAATAAATGCACTAAAGGTAATAAATGCAAAATCACTTTCTTTTAAATTCCTTTTACTATCTTTAATTAATTTACGCAGACTTCGTCTGTGAATATGTTCGCCCTTGCAGCGAGCTAAAGCTCGCGCCGGTTCGTATATCGCTTCGCTCAAAGTTAGCACCTCCGGCTTATTGCCGGAGGCATGGTCACCGCTAAAATTTTCTTTTCGAAACGGCGCGTTTCGAATTAAACGATAGCATCGCGTTAATTCCGCAAATAGGCCTACGGCCAGGCTTAGCAGGGATGAGGTCGGGCTATGTTCAAAATGCCTCAGTATTCAGCGCTGGTCGCTCTCAGGGCGGGTTAAAGGAATAAACCAGTAGGTCAGTAGACTTGGAGCATTCGCGTTCTCAGAAGGCCGTTTATTGGCTCAGGTTGCAATGTAGGAAAATATTTCCTACCATCGAGTGAGAATTATTCATGAGAAGGCCAAAATGAAAGAGATGCAAGCTCACGTGCGAAGCAAGCTTAACCCTAAAACTTTAAACAACGCCGATGATTGGGAGTCTCCCACGTGCGCGGAAGTTAGGGATGTGATCAGTCTTACCGGGTGGAGTGGCTCGGAAGTGGCCAGACAGCTGGGGTTGAAAGATAGTCGTAACGTCAGGAACTGGCAGATGCTTAAGACGCCAGATGCAAAATCAAGCATCCCCTACGCAGCATGGGCGCTTTTATGTTTCTACGCAGGTCTTGGATGTATATTCGAGAAAAGTGTGAAAAACGAGGCTTAGAAGCGTTTCTGTGGCTGAAAGCTGAATTGGCTTTCCGTTAACAAATCGGCAACATTAAAACGGATGCTTTCAAGGGTAGAAGATTGCAGGAAATGAGACGTTAGCCAGGCAAACGGAACGAACGCCGATCCGGTGGGGCGTGTAAGAACCATTATGTTAAATAGAGCCTGTTTTAGACAAATTATCCAGGCAATACACATAAAATACACATCACTATTGCCTACCATTTTACGGTGTGTATAATGTACACATCGAAAGCCAGCGGGGACGGAAAATTGAGGAGTGCGGATCTAATCAAGATGCTGGAAGCTCAGGGATGGGAATTAAAACGGGTAAACGGTAGTCACCACCAGTTTAAGCACCCTGATTTTCCATATGTGGTAACAGTGCCACACCCCAAGTCAGAGTTGAGCATAGGAACGCTTAACTCAATTTTAAAGAAAGCAGGACTTAAGAAATAATTGGAGGGCTGGCCACTGGTCAGCCTGGGGGAAACCCGGTCATTGGAGAAGAAACATGTTTTACCCAGCGTACATCCATAAAACTGAGGTTGGATCAGGTTATAGCGGATTCTTTCCGGGCGTGCCTGGCTGTATTTTTGCGGGTGACTCCTTTGAGGAGGCGCTGGCCGATGCTCACAGCGCGTTAAAGGCCCACTTTGAGTTTAGCGCTGATGAGGGCTACGAAGTTCCCGAAGGTGAGCCGGTAGAAAATTATTTAGGCCATGAAGATTGCCAGGGGGGGATCTGGTCAGGTGTATCTATCGACATGACTAAGTTTGATAGCAAGGCTAAGCGAGTACAGATCACGTTGTCAGGCGGGTTACTGGCCCGGATTGATTCAGCGGTAAGCGCCGGTGTCTACAGCTCACGTAGTGGATTCCTGGCTGATGCCGCCCGCCATGAGCTGGCCCGTAACACCTGAGCCTATCGAAGCCCGCCCCGAGCGGGCTTTTTGTTACCCCATTTCCTCAATCCTTTTCTGGTATATTCCCTGGGCGATCTCGCTGCCGGTGGCCGTGAGGCCGAACGCGAGTTTTAAGGACTGGCGATCACGGTACTTGTTGAGTAAGCCATGTTGCGCCAACGTATGGCATGAGCGCCGAAAATTGGTATCGGCTACCATGTTAAGCCGCCCACGGTTGAGTAGTTCCAAAAGCGTCATAGCCGGTAACGGTCCCTCGACATTCTTACGTTCCGTCAGGCCATACAGCACGAACAAAATATCTTTCTGCACCCCTGAGAGGCGCGTTGATTGTTTGGTATTCATGTGTCACATCAATAAGGGGGTTTTCATGAATAGTACCTTTAATGATGTGACACATCGTTAAGATGCAAAAATCTGTTTAAACCTAACTCGCCTGTACGTTGTTCATTAATCATGTGCGCAAAGTGTCAATGTGACACTTTACGCATGATAAATTGCGCAGGTATGGAGGGGACTATGACTGGTTTCGAATTAAAATTATGGCGACGTGGTCAGCAATGGACTCAGCAGCAAGCCGCTGACCAGTTTGGTATCTCGCTGGCGACGTACAAACGATACGAGAAAGGCAAGCCTCCGCGCGTTATCGAGATGGCCATTAAAACGCTTGAGCTGGGTGATATGTTGCCAACGCTACATAGCCTAAAAAAAGAGATCGTTTTACGACGGCTGCAAGCCCTTGTATGGGAAAAGGTTAAAGTGTCGTCAGAATTGAGTGGAGGGATCAAATGATCCTTTACGGATCGTTTTAGGCTGGTGTAATGTAAGCGCCAGAAAGACAAAAACCGCCTTGCCGGGCGGTTTCAGTCTGAAAAAAAAATCTTGGTTTGGCGACCTGGATTTAAAAGACACCTCTTAAATGGGGCGGCTTTCTTGCGTCTAAAGATAATCAAAACTTTTTACGCCTGCAACCCCTTTTTTAGTTGGTGCCGTTTTCAGGCTAACGCTCGCGCCGTAGTCTTTGCTTATCCGTTGGGTTCAGTGTTTTTGGACGGACGGGCGCGCGGGTATGCGTACAAGGGGAAAGTGTGCTGACGCAAGCCAGGAACAGCAATCTAAACTAAGTCGTGTCTGAGAAAGGTAGGAGTGCGATAACTCGCCTGTGCTCTATGAGCAGAAGAAGGTATATCAGACGACCGCTAGCATGATTGCGTGCCACAGGGCGCACACGGCGGCGATGTGCTGGAAACGGCGCGGAGCTATCTGGTGGCATGGGTTCCGGTACCCGATCTCGAGCATTTTTTTATTGCTTTTGAGAAGGGGCCGGAACTCCGGGAAAGGGCACCCTGTATGGGGGGAGGGGGGGTTGTGTCTGAAAGGTTGTCCGTTACTATATGCCCCTCTAAACAATAAGGGATATGTTATGGGTATGCTTCTGGCTTTTGTTTCGAGCT